ACAACATCCTCGTTGATTCCTATGCCAAAGCGACTGGACAAAGCCGCGAGCAAATCGTTGAGTGGATGCAAGCGGAAACATGGTTTTCGGCGCAGGAGGCTGTTGATGCTGGATTTGCAGACAAGATCGCCGAGTCTGCGCCAAAGAATATGAAGTCGTGGAATCTGTCGGCATACGCCAATGCGCCGCAAGCGCCGCAAGAATTATCAGAATCTGTTGAATCAAGCGATCAGATGTCTTGTTCCAACACCGAACACATGCTCAGGCGCTTGCGTCTGGCAGAAAAGCAGTCTGACTAGGCGCCTCCCGCGCCGCTCACCATCCGCCGAAAGGCGGTTTTTATTTTTGAGGAATCAAAATGCAATCTATCCAAGCTCTGCGGGAGCGCCGCGCTGTCGTCGCTCAGTCCATCCACAAACTGCTTGACGAGAACCAAGGCGACAAGTGGAACTCCGCGCTGCAAGACAAGTACGACCAGGGCATGGCCGAGATCGAAAACATCGGCAAAGAAGCGGACCGTATCCAGAAGGTGCTCGACACGATCGCCGAGAGCAGCGTCGCTGACAGCGTGCGCAACGTCGTTGAGCGCAAGACGCACGGCGACAAGACCGAAGCGCTGCAGCTTTACAGCAAATGGCTGCGCGGCGGCGACCGGGCGCTGAATGCCGAAGAGTGGTCGGCAATCCGCAACACCATGAGTACTACCACCTCTTCGCAGGGCGGATACACCGTGCCGACCGAAGTAGCGCAGCAAGTGGCCGATGCCCTCAAGGCCTACGGCGGCGTGCGCCCGGTTGCTGATGTGATTTCCACTAGCGGCTCGAATCCGATCAACTTCCCGACTTCGGACGGAACTTCGGAAACCGGCGAGCTGATCGCAGAAAACACGACCGCTACCGCCGCTGATCCGTCTTTCGGCGTGGTCACGCTGACGACCTACAAGTTTTCGTCCAAGATCGTCGCGGTGCCGTTTGAACTGCTGCAGGACTCTGCGGTGGACATGGAAGCGTTCATCCGCACTCGCCTGGCAACTCGCCTGGGCCGCGTTCAAAACACCTATTTCACGACCGGAACCGGATCTTCGCAGCCCAACGGTGTAGTCACCGCAGCTTCGTCCGGAAAGGTCGGCACCACGGGCCAGACGACTACGGTGATCTTTGACGACCTGGTTGATCTCGTCCATTCCGTCGATTCGGCCTACCGTGCGCTGGGCAATTGCCGGTTCATGATGAACGACGCGTCGTTGAAGATCATCCGCAAGCTGAAGGACTCGCAAAACCGGCCGATCTTCATCCCCGGTTACGATGGCCTGGGCGGCGCGATGCCGGATACTCTGTTCGGCTATCCGATTCAGATCAACCAGGATGTGGCGACCATGGCGGCTAACGCCAAGTCGATCCTGTTTGGCGACTTCAAGTTCTACAAGATCCGCGATGAAATGGGCGTGACGTTGTTCCGGTTTGACGATTCGGCATACATCAAGCTGGGGCAGATCGGTTTCCTCGCCTGGGTGCGCGCTGGCGGAAACCTCGCCGATGTCGGCGGCTGCATCAAGTACTACGCCAACTCCGCGACCTAATCTGATGGGCGCCTAGCAATGGGCGCCCGTTTTGGAGATCAGAAATGACAGTCAAGCTACTTGCTGATTGGAAAGATCCTCGCAGCGGCAAGGAGTACCGGGCGCTGAACCTGCTGACTACTGATGCCGCAACGGAAACCGGGCTAGTCAGCGCCTATCAGGCGGAAACCAATCTCACTGGCGGCACGGCATGGTCTACGCCTGCGGCGGCTGATTCAACCGACCGATCGGAATGGCTGCGCGAAACGCCGCTGACGATCGCATCAATCGGCGTGCCGTTCATTATCCCGCCTGGCGACGGCGCCGCAGTGGGCTTGCAATTCACCGGCACGGCTGGCGCATTCACCCTGTCC